CCCTCGGATAGTGTTGGTGGATTTTACGAAATCGGCCCAAGCGGCTAGGTTGCAACCTGGACTGATACACGGAAACGTGGGGTGCATCCGGGCCACTGCGGGCCAGCTCGGCACCTCCATGGCAATGGCGGTCTACGTCGAGTGTGCCAATCATGTGTAGAGCGCCTTGAGCTTGTCGAGGTTGACGCGGCCTTGCGCGTAGCACCTACAATTAAACGCCTCGCCTGGGGCCCCATCCGGTGGCGGCGAGTCCCATCGGAAAACCTGCCCCTCTCGGCTGTAGTGGTCCATGTGGCCCTCTGAGCCCTCGGGGTATTTGCCGCCCGGGTCACCGACGACGCGCGAATCCTGCGCCGTTCTCCAGATGTACTCATCAATGCCGTTTTCCTCCTGGCGCGCTTGCGTGAGCGCACCCGTGAGCTTGGCAGTCTGGTCCCGTGCGATGAAGGCGGCGCGCGTCTCAGTGATGCCGCCAATCTCTTGGATGCGTTCGGTCAGTGATCCCTTGAGACGGCCGGTGTAATTGTCGAGCACGGCCTTCCCGACCTTGCCCCAATGCTCCGCACCGATACTCTTGATTAACGATGTGTTTACATCAATGGCGAGATCGACGCGCTCGGCAATCGCTGGGCTATCAATGATCTTTGCGAAGTCCACGCCCAACGATGTGGCAAGCGCCTTCTCTGCCTGTTTTTTCTGCGACGCATCGGCCCCGCGCGCGAATGCCGACGCGATGCGCGGCGCGTCCCCGTCCAGCCGTGCGCGCGTCTCTGCGGCCATGCGCTCAAGCTCTGCGGCCACGCGCTTGCGATCGGCCCCGCTGCTCACGATGTCAGACAGATTGGCCGATTGCGCCTTGATGATGTCGGTTTGAGATTTGAGAGCATCAAGGTAGGCACGGCGCACGGCACGCGCGGGCTTGATCGGGCGCATGTCCCGCTCGCGCTTGCGCTTTTTGTCTGTGCCACGCGGTAGCATGATCGGCATTTACGCGCCCTCGGCATTGAGCCCAGCGAGCGCGGCGGCCAGCGCATCGCTAGCGGCCTGCGGATCTGCGCCGATATCGCTCGGCATCTCGGGCGCCTCTTTGATGATCCCCAAATCGGCGGCCTTCGCTGCGGCCTCGTCGGTCGTGATGATCCCTGCGTCTGACAGCGAGACCAGCGTGGCCGCGTCAATCGAGCGGGTCTCTGCCTCCTCTTTGGCGCTCAGGCTCCACAGCGGCTCAAACGTCACGTCAACATCAACCGACTGCCCCAGTGCCGAGCGCGTGAGCACGGCCAAAAACTGCTTGATCTGTGGCACCAGGGTTTGCGTGCGTTCGCCCTCAAGGCGCCCGTAGTAGTTCTCAAGGTCGGCCTCACCCGTGGCATTGAGCCCGCCCGGGGCCTGCCCCAAAAACCGGGTTGCCGGGATGTCAGACGCGGCACTGAGCACCTGCAAAAACGACATCACCAACTCGGGCACGCTACCGAAATTCGGGGTCAGCGTGCTAATGGGTGGCACGCCGTTACTCGCAGGCCCGATGTCAAACACCGCGCCCCGAAATGCATTGAGTTGGTTGACCACATCGCGCAGCGCCTGCATTTTGGCCTCGCCCTCGCTGGTGCCCTGGAGGTCGGTCAAATCGGCCTGCGCGAAAAACGCCCCCGCGCGCTCAACGAGCTGATACGCCGCTTGCCGCGATCCGGTGGCGCGGGTCAGGTCGTCGAAGATCGGCAGGAGCTTGGATTGCCCGAAACCGTCATTGCGGCCCAGGCTGTTGATGCCCAGCAGCGCGTCCCCAGCGGGCAGCAGCGGATCGCCATCAAAAACGATCAGGCGCGAGCGGTGCACCCGCTTGCCGTCGATCGTGTAGTAAGCCGGGCGCCCGTAGTCGGCCTGGAGCGGGTCGGTGCAGGCGTCCATGCGCGTGATGCGCGAGCGTGGGATGACGCTCAAAAATCGCAGGCTCCCACGGGTCAGGCGATCCACATCGAGCGGGACGGCGGGGTCTGATTGCCCGTCAACAACGCCCAAATAAATCGCCGCACCGCCTAGCAGGCGCTCCAGGCGCTTGGCCTGCCGAAATGACGCCAGCGCCCCAAGCGCCGATTGCGCGGCCTCAAGCGCGGCGGTCTGTGCAGGCTCTGCGCCCTCGATCTGCCAGCCATCGCGCAGCATGTCGTCCACCGGGATCATGATGATCTTAGACGCCTGCCAATCGGTGTTAAACAGCGTCAGCGCGAATTGATCTTGCTGCATCGGAGACACCCAGGCCGACGGCCCCGGCGTGCGCTGCGTGCCGAAATCGTAGACAGACCCGGCCCCGCTTGATCGCTCACCCACGGCATTGCGCACGCGGCGCGTCGTGTCGGTGGATTGCGGCTGCGGTGCTGCGCGGCGGTTGCGTCGGCTCATGATGTGGTGATCTCCTGCGCGGGATTGTAGGCAGGTCGCTGAATGCCGCCCCCAAGGCTGACCCACACGCTACCGGCCATTGTGGCCGCGTCGCAGCGGTCGTCGTGGTCGTGGGTATCGTCAGCCGTGAAGGCGCCGTGCTCCTCTACAAACGGGATCACCCAGGGCCGATAGCTCGCGTCCTGCGGGTCGTCACTAGGGACCCACACGAGCCCCGCGTGCACTTGCCGAGACCACTCTTTCATGCGGCCAACTTTGTCATCAGGGTAGCCGTAATCTTTTGGCTTCCACAGCACCACCTTTTTGCCGCTCGCTGTTGGGATGCTGCGCCGGATCGTCTGCCCCAGGCTCGGGCCGCTGGCCTTGGCCTCGATGTAGAGCCGCTTGGCCTTCGGATTGCGCGCCCAAAAGTCTGTAATGCGCTGGACCAGCTCGGGGAATTCCCACCAGCCGTGGGCCTCGTCCAACAGGTACGCGCGCTGCTTGCCCTGAAAGCCCCAAAGTTGGATCGCGCTCGGGTCATTGGCCGTGCTCGATGTGTAGGCCGTGTCGGCTGTGATGCAGAAAAACGTGCACAGCGCCTCGACCTGCGCGCGGTCTGCGTACCTGCGCCACCACGAATTTTTGATGATGCCGCCACCGGCTGGCGTCGGGTCTTGCTGATACTGGCCCGAGAACGTCTCACCGGCCAACGGGCTCGCTTCGCCGCGCTCGTTGCGCTGATCGCGCATTGCCTTGAGATCTGACACAGAGTGCTTGGCTGGCCACAGCGCCCGCTCAGTAGGTAGGCCCTCGTCGATCAATGCAGCGAGCACACGATGCCGTGAGCGCGACTCATCGCCACCAGGGGCCACGAAGCGCCGATCTTCCAGAAGCGCCTGCGTGAAATCGTGTTTGTGAATGCGCTGCATCACGCAGATGGTTGGCGTGCGCGGGCTATTGCGGCGGCTCTGGATCGTCTCAGTCCACCGACGATTGGCGCCCTCCCGGAGCGTGTCATGCCGCGCATCGTCTGGCTTGAGCGGGTCGTCAATCAGCACGCAGCCGCTAAAAACAAATTCGCCCCCGCGCGTCTCATCCGTGCGGCCTGCGCCAAAGCCGGTGACCTGCCCGCCCGTGGACGTGGCCAAGAAAGACCCGCCTTGCGCAGTAGCCCACGCTTCCTTCGCGTCTTTGTGCGCCATCAGCGTGATGTGCGGCCACAGCTCCCGGAATTCTTTGCTGCGGATCACCTCGCGGATTGACGCCGAATTGTCCAGTGCGAGCTTGTCGGCATAGCTCAAGTGGATAAATTCGCAGCGCGGGTTTTTGACGTAACACCACGCGACGAACAGCACCACCACCAATTCCGACTTACCGTATCGCGGCGGGCAATTGAGAATGAGATTTTGCGTGCGCCCGTGCCAAACGTCCATCAGGTCATCAATGATGATTTGATGATGCTCGGCAAAGATGAATTTGGCGCCCTTGCGTGCCTTGAAGAAGTAGCGCACGAAGAACGAAAAATCGCCCTCGCACATCTCCCGCGTGACGATCAGCCGCGCCGCTCGATAGCGTGCGACTGCGGCGGCCTCGCTCATAAATCCTTGGTGACTTGTGCCGCAATGAATGCGCGTTCGTCCTGGCTCAGATCATCGGCGCCAAGGTGCGCCACTGCGCCAGCGTGCACAATCGTGCTCTTGTCGCTGAATTGCTGCGTCACCTTTGCAGCGTGCCAGCGCAGATGCTGCGCAAGCTCGCGGGCCTTGGCTAGCTCCATCGGCGTCTGCGCACTCTCAATTGCAACGCGCGCATCGTCGCTGCACGAGTGGCCTGATTCGAGCCTAGCTTGATTGACGCGCGCGGAAATTTCAGGACGTGTGCTCAAAAACCACACAAGCCCGCTGCGACTCAGCTTGTAGTGCTCCGCGATCTTTTGCAACGTCATATTGTCCCGGATCATGTCGCACATCTCGTCAACATCAATCTGGTCAATCCTGTAGCGCGTCGCCATCCGCTGGCCCCTTCTTTCTTCCGTGCCC